TTCCATATGTAGTGGACCATTCTATTACTGTTTCTTATCCTTCTACAAGTTTACATTATTTCCCTTTTGTATGCTACAAAGATAGACAGTTTTTGACAACACAACAAATTAAATTATATGTTATACAACATATTTTGCATTTTTATTGGTGTCACTTTTGCCAATCTCGGACGAGAGGAGGGGGAATCGGGCTAGATGTGACACCCGATTTGCTACGCACAAAAGAGAACGGCTATTAAAATAAAATGCACCGACTCATCACGAGCCAGTGCATCAAGGTAAATTAGAATATAACAATGAAAACGAATTATCTACGGTATCGCCTAGAGCGAGAGGAAGACTTTCCATTACTGTCGTCATAGTATTCGTCGTAATCCATGAAATAAGGTCTACCTCGATTATAACGACCATTCTGGAAATTGGTGTAAGAATCCAGGCCTGAACCAATACCATTAAAAATCATATTAACAGAATTAACAGCCTCACGCCATGGTTGTAACTTCGTATCAAATCTAGATTGCTGATAACCTTCAGCAGCAGTACCAGCATTCGAGCGAAGAATAGAAGAATCATGGAATGCATCAGCACCAGCATTAAATGCCCGAGAGTGATAGTACGAACCAAAATAAAAATTAGTATTATTGGTAGCGCGAATCAAATCATCAGCAGTCTCCTCAGCAATACGATTAGAAATCTTTTGGCCTCTAGCCTTAGCATAAGTAAGAATCTCCTCAGCAATAAGATTGTTCACTTCCTGACGTTTCATTTGGCCAGACATGACAAGATACTCATAATTAGCAGCCTTAATATTTAATTCAGCCTGCTGCTGCTGATCAAGATACTTATTTAAAGTGGTCTTAGCTTCAGCATCAAGTAAAGAATTAGCAATGTTAGCGACAAGCAAATTATTACTCCAACGCTGATTAGAGAGATTTTCCTCAAGAGAGGACATACCAAGCTCAGCAGCCTTACGACCTTGAGAAAGATTATACGCACGTGCTTCAGGACTGGCATTACGCCAATCCGTAGCACCAATGTTTTGCCAAACCTGAGAACGTAACAAATCAGACATATTAAGGTTCTCAATATCAGTCTGCTTCTTCTCAGACATCATCTTTAACGCAGAAGCCAAATTAACGCCAACAGATTGAAAATCAGGGGTATATGGAATCTGAGGAGCAGCACCGGCAGCAGTAGCAGCAGAAGTACCGGACATACCAGTAGCAGTACCTGCCTGTGCATCACTCATATAAGGATTATAGCCGGCTTCTTCCAGCCTTTTACGCTGAGAAGAAGACTTGTTATATTCATTTTCCCTATTCCACATATCCAACTGAAAATCACGGGCCTTTTGAGCTTCACGAGCGTTAAAATCATTATTCATTTGGGTTATCTTAAGATTAGTCTTATTAGTATCCGATGTACTCTTAGCACCAATAGCACCGGAAATAACAGAACCAACACCACCAAATAATCCACTTGCAAAGTCTTTAAAAGCCATAGCTATTCAGATGTTGCAGAAGAAGAAGAAGAAGCAGAATCAGCAGAAAATTTAGCATCAGATTCTTCAACAGCAATACGAGCCTTTTCCTCAGCCTCTTTGATTAATGAATCATAATTTTCCATACAATACTCAGCCCATGCACGCATCTCAGACAATGATTGAATATGTCTCGACTTAAGAGTGTTCAACAAAGTCTCATCATCCAATTGCGCAGTATACACCGACTTATTAGGAGTATAACGCTGAATATATTCACGTAATTCACTAGCAGTTATTTTATTCTCCAATCTTTGTTGATTAAAAATCAACGAAATATCAGTAGAAATAGTAATTGAACCGTCCTTATTTTTAACGGTAGATAACTGCATTAACTTATCCTGTACAGGAACTTTTGTATGCATAACATCAAAAGCACCATTAAATATATACTCTACGTATTCTTTCTTTTTCATATCAATAAGGCATTCCGGAATAATCCAAATTACGAACTACTTTAACATCAAATGCACAATTAATCAAAAAAGGATCTGTATCCCATTTTGAATCGGCATTCACCTGGAAGATACTATCAAGTATAGAGGGATTTACTTTAAAAATATTATAAGTAACAGAAGAAGAACCCGTAGTAATAGTAGACAACATATTTTTCCAAATAGAAGGTGTGATAGGAGCAACCCATTCTTTTTCGGTAGTAGTAAATGCGCCTAACACATAATCATACGAAGTCTTCCAATTATAATACCGGGGAAGATATCCCATTGTAAAATCAGAAGACGCGAATCCGGCAATCAACTCATTATCGCTATTGGTAAACATAGAAATAGGAATAGACTGCATACCAATAGAATCCAACTCAGGAATAGGCAAATCCGTATTCTGAGAAACAAAGTATTGCGGATCAGGAGCAGAAGGTACATAATCCAATAAAGGGACATTATGGTAAATACACATCAATACGCCCCAATCACGAGCTTCAAATTTTTCAGAACCTTGCGAAGAACCAACACCTTTACCAGCTATAACAGCTTCAGATTGAACGTCACCAGCCTGAAGATTGGTATTGACAACCTCCGATATATCAAGAGACGATGAATCACCGCCTATATAAGTAGACATACCTGACATATTTTCACCAACGTCAACGCCAAAATGCGCCTTAATCTGCGCACGATAATTCTGAGGAACATTTAAAGAAATTTCCTTCCAACGTTGGAGAGCCTCACCACGACGAAGTGCAAGAACATCGAAGGAAGCAGCAATAGAAGGCAAAGAAACAAACAATGGATTTGATGTAACAGCATTAGGACCAGCGTTAACAGAAAAATTAGAACCAGAGGGAGCAATTTTATCTCCAAGATGAATTTGAGAAGAAGAAGAAGAAGATATTTTTGCTTCAACAGGCAACTCACGTGAAGATAAGCCACCTGTATCAATAGTCGCAACATCACCAAATTGTGTATCAGGAAGAACACCCATGAACATATCCTTATTCCAATTACAATACTCCAAATCAAACATAGTATTATTTTGCCAATAAGAATCGGAAGAGGCAGGAAGAGTAGGGAAGAGTTTTTGCGAAGTGCCGACAAAATAATCTATATTCCACAAGTACGGACTAGAATCTTGCCACTGCGAATAACGAAAATAATCCTGACAAAATTTCTTATAAGCCAAAAAAGGAAACACGGAAATATTCAAATCAAATCGATACGCCTGAGAATATTTTTCATCAGAGGAAGGAATAGAAGTACCAAAATTTTTCGCACTAGAATTACAATTACCTACACGGAGATACTGCATTAACTTATACGCCAAATCCGCACGGTCAAATCCAAAATAATTAGACTTACCAGAGAGACTAGAACATATAACTTGCAATTGCTGACAAGAGATTACTGGCAAAAAATTACCAAGAGTTAACGCAGAAGTCTGCGAACCTGCATGCTGAACGTTAGACTGCATCTGAGAAATAACCTCGGGAGCATTACGCCAAAGAAGATGCAAAGGAACCCAGAACCAATCATAATACTCACGAATACGAGTATACGCAGAGGTATTGACGGGCTGAGTACGAGTAAAATGTTGCCGTTTCAAAGTAAACTTATCGCCCGGCATGGTAAAATACCATTTAATGGGAAGAAGTTCACCAGACTTAGCCGAAAAGGCAACCTTAG